ATCTACACTCTTTCCCTACACGACGCTCTTCCGATCTTCCTAACGTATCTTCTGCACCCTCTCAGAAAGGACACACCATGGCGCAACCGCGCACCGAGGACCTGACCGTCGTCACCTTCGCCAATCACGCCGTTCTCAATGAAGGCAAGTCGCTGAAAGCGAGTCGGCCGATCTTCGACGACGTCGAGATCTGTGTGATCGCCTTCGCCGGCGACACGAAACGCGTCTGCGTCTTCCCCGCGCTGGAAGCGGAACCGAACGCGACCCGCGAAAAGGGCTTACCGGTCAGCTACGCCGAAGTCTATTCGGAGCAGTATCGCCGCTTCAAATCGCAGGAACAGCAGGCCGTTTCGGGAACGCCGCTCACCGAGGCGCCGTTCCTCACCGAGGGCAAGCGCCGCGAGTTGCGCGCTCTCAACGTCCACTCCATTGAAGCGCTCGCCGCCGTCGACGGTCCCAATCTCAAGATGCTGGGAATGGGCGGCCGCGAGCTGAAGAACCAGGCCATCGCCTACCTCGACAATGCTGCCGGCTCGGCCGACATCGTCTCGATGGCGGCGCAGATGGAGAAGATGCGCGAGACGATTGAGGCGCTGAAGGCGGACTTGGCGCTGCGCGACAGCGGCCGCCAGGAGGTTGCCGCTGCCTCTGGCGCCGACGACGCCGGCGACGACAAGTCGATCGAGGACTGCACCGACGCTGAGCTGCACGCCTACATCAAGGAGGCCTCCGGCACCGCGATGCCGCCGAACACCGGGCGTAAGCGCCTGATCGAGCGCGCTACCGAGCTCGCCACCGCGTCGGAAAAGGCCGCCTGACATGACCGTGTTGGCTGCAGCGCAGACGGCAGGGCTAAGGCTGCTGGGCCAGAAGCCCCTCAGCCTGTTCTCGACGTCTGATCCGTTTGCGCTGGAGCTGGCGGAGCTGGCGACCGACGTCGCGCGCGACATCGCCGAGGCGCACGATTGGCGGCTGCTGACCAAGCTGGAAACGATCGAGGGCGATGGAACGAGCATTGCCCACGATCTGCCTGACGACTACGGCCGGATGCCGAAGAAGCAGAAGGTTCATTCACGGCACTGGAAGACGGCGAATTTCCGCCTGGCGCGAGATCTCGACGAGTGGCTGTATTTCCTGCAGTACCCGCTGATCGGCGCGCCCGGTCAGTGGATCCTGCTCGACGGCAAGCTGCAGATCAATCCGCCGATGCCGATCGGCGAGGCGGCGCTCTACTACTACATCCGCAACGGGATCGTCACCGATGCCAGCGCTACGGCAAAGCCCGCCTTCACCGCAGACACTGACGTATTCGTGCTGCCGCAACGGCTGCTTGAGCTCGGGCTGATCTGGCGGTGGCGATCGCAGAAGCGCCTCGAATATTCGGAGGACATGGCGAATTACGAGATCGCGCTGCAGCGCGCGATCACGGCCGATAAAGGCTCGCAGATGCTGGTGGTAGGCCGCACGCGGCTCCCGACCGGTGTTTCGCCGGCGTTCCCGGGCACGCTTGGATCCTGACGATGCGCCGCCCCGCCGCGCTGTCGAAGAGCAGGCCTCGCGTTGCAAAGGACACCAGCTTCCCTGCGCCTGTCAGCGGCTGGATCCGCAACCAGAACCTCGCGACGCCTGGCGCCAGGTTGCCGGACGGATCGAAGGTCACCGGCGCTTTTGTCCTCGACAACTTCTTTCCCGAGGCGACAGGCGTTCGGATGCGCCGGGGCTCTCAGTCCTTCGCTCAGATCGGCCCGGACGGCAGCCAGCCGGTGGTGGCGATGTGGACGTACATCAATGGTCTGAATGCGAAGCTGTTCGCAGCCACGGCGACCGCAATTTACGACATCAGCAGCCCGGTTACGCCAGAAAACGAGCTGCTCGTCGATCACGATGGGCTCACCCTGGTGGACGATCAAGGGCGGGCTCTTCTGTCCCGGTTGTCGGTACCGACGCCGTCGGTCGACGAACTGGCGGGAGGACAATGGTCGGTGGTCCAGTTTGCCACCCCGGGGGGCGTCTTTCTCAGGGCGGTGAACGGCCTCGATACCCCGCTGGTTTATGATGGCGACAGTTGGTCGACGTCGCCGGCGATTACTGGCGTCAATCCCGCTCTTCTCTCGCATGTGTGGATGTTCCGGCGGCGGCTGTTTTTCATCAAGGGCGGATCGCTCAGCGCGTACTATTTGCCGGCGGACAGCATCGGAGGTGCGGCCGTCGAGATCCCGTTCGGTGGCGTTTTCGAGCGCGGCGGCTCGCTGCTCTATGGCGCCTCCTGGTCGCTGGAAAGCGGTGCCGGCGGCTTGTCGGAACAGTGCGTATTTGTCACCACCGAAGGTGAGGTTGCGGTTTACCAAGGCACCGATCCGGCGAACGCTTCGACCTGGTCGAAGGTCGGCGTCTATCGGATCGGGCGCCCGTTGGGGCCGAAGGCCTTCATCCGCGCCGGTGGTGATCTGGTGATCGGTACCGACGTGGGTTTCGTGCCACTGACGCAGGCCGTGCAGCGGGATTTCACCGCCTTATCTCCGTCGGCGGTCTCGTATCCGATCGAGATGGCGTGGAACGAGAAGGTTGCCGAAACCTCTTCCACCGGGAATTGGCACTGCGCGGTCTGGCCGACCGGGCACATGGTTGTGGTTGCACCGCCGACGCCTATCGGCGGATCGCCGGCGATGTTCTGCGCCAACGCACGGACCGGTGCCTGGGGACGCTACACCGGATGGGACGGAACGTGCGTGGAGGTGTTCCGCGATCGGCTTCTGTTCGGCTCGCGGCAAGGTTTGATCGTTGAGGGCGAGGTCACCGGAGCAGACCGGGGCGCTGCCTACACGGCGGTCATGGTCCCGCTGATGGACTCGCTCAAGGCGCCGTCGCAGCTCAAGACGTCGCTGACGATGCGGGCTACCTTGATGTCGCCCTATGAGGTGGTGCCGCGGCTTTCTCTGCAGGCTGACTATTCGATCAGGCTGCCTCCGCCCCCAGACGACGCGACCGTGGCAGCTGGCAACAACTGGGGCAGCGCCATTTGGGGAGCGAGCCTCTGGAGCGAGCCTGCGGTCCGCAACGTGTATCAGCGCTGGCAATCGGTCGGCGGGAGTGGCTATGCGATTGCGCCGGCGGTGCAGATCACGAGCGGAAAGCCCATTCCTCCGGACGTTGAGGTGATCAAGGTCGACATCACTTACGACCAGGGCGACATCGTCTCGTGATTACGACCCAGTTCGCCGACAGCAAGCATAATCCGGCCTTCAACGAAGCTGTCGGCCACTTCGTCTCTGAGCTGGTTTACGGCGAGCGCGGACGCTTCCGCGACTTCTGCTCGCTCGCCGTATGCGATGCGGGTTTCGTGATCGCCGGCGTCTTGTATCACCACTTCTATCCGCGCTCCGGCGTGATGGAATTGAGCGCCGCGGCGGTCGACAAGCGCTGGCTGACGCGCCCGGTGCTGCGGGCGATGTTCGAAATCCCCTTCGACGTGTTCGGCTGCCAGCTGGTGGTGCTGCGCGTTTCCGAGCGCAACACGAGCATGCTGCGGATCGCGCGCGCCTACGGCTTCACTGAGTACGTAATCCCGAGACTCCTCGGTCGCGATGAAGCCGAGCACATCCTCACACTCGGCGACGACGAATGGCGCGCAAGCCGCTTCAACAGGGGCAAATAATGGGCAAGGACAATCCGCAGGCGCCCGTCGCGCCCGATCCGGTCAAAACTGCCGAAGCGCAGGGCCAGATCAACCAGAACACCGCGACCACCCAGCAGCTGCTGAACATGGTCGATCAGGTCGGCCCGAACGGCTCGCTGACGTATAGCCAGAACGGCAGCACCAGCTTCACCGGCGCCGATGGCAAGACCTATACGGTGCCGCGGTTCACGGCGACGACGTCGCTCACGCCGGCGCAGCAGCAACTGCTCGACCTCACCAACAAGACCAAGGCGAACCTCGGCCAGATCGGCGTCGACCAGTCGGCAAAGATCGGCACGTTGCTGGGCAGCAACCTGAAGCTCGGCAACGAGGCCACCGAGGCGCGTCTCATGGAGCTCGGCTCGGCTCGGCTCGATCCGAAATTCGCACGGGACGAGGACGCGCTGCGCACGCGGCTCGCGAACCAGGGCATCCAGCCGGGCTCCGCGGCATGGAATGCCGAGATGACGCAATTCGGCCAGGGCAAGAACGACGCCTACAACCAGCTGCTGTTGAGCGGGCGCCAGCTGGCCGACACCGAGGTGCAGGCCGAGCGCAATGCGCCGATCAACGAGATCACCGCGCTGCTGTCCGGTTCGCAGGTTTCGAATCCGTCCTTCACGTCGACGCCGACGACGGGCGTTGGCGGCGTGGACTACACCGGCATGGTCAACAACAACTACAACGCTGCCACCAGCCAATACAACACGCAGGTCGGTAATCAGAATGCCGCGATGGGTGGGATGTTTGGCCTCGCCGGTGCGCTCGGTGGCGGTTTGCTGCAGGGCGCGGGGAAGGCTGGCAGTCTTGCCGCGTTCTTCTCAGACCGTCGCCTGAAGTCGAACATCGTCCCGACCGGTGATCGGCTCGGCGGGCTGCCGGTGTACGAGTACACAATCTTCGGCCGTCGTGAGCGTGGCGTCATGGCCGACGAAGTTGAGCGAGTGATGCCCGAGGCGGTGCTTCTGCATCCGAGCGGCTTCAAAATGGTCGACTACGGGATGCTGGGAGGCTGACCGCCATGGCGCTCGATGTCTCAACGCCGTTCGTTTGGGGCGAAGGCGGAGCCCAGCTTACGCCAGGCCAGGTCGCCGGCCGGCGCAAGCTTGCCGAGGCGATGCTGGCGCAGGGCACCGATTACAGCCCGATCAAGTCGCCTTGGCAGGGCGCGGCGCGCGTGGCGCAAGCGCTGCTCGGCGGCTGGCAGGCCGGTGCTATCGATCGCGAGGAGGAGCAGGCCCGCAAGGATGCTGTTAGTCAGGCCGCAGAGCTGTTGCGGGGGCAGGGCGGCGGCACGGCGACTGAAGCGCCGGCGCTCGCCTCTCCAGCTGCGGCGACCGCTGCCGCCCCCGTCCCGGCGCCGATCGACACCAGCGGCAAGATCTACAACGCCGACGAACCCAGCCCGCTGGATCCGCCGTCCGGCTCCGATCGCGACATGGCGATCCGCACCATCATCGCCGAGGCGGGCGACCAGCCTTCCGCCGGTCAGACGGCGGTCGCGGCGGTGATGCGCAATCGGGCGGTCGACGGGAGCTACGGCGGCGACACCCTCCCGGGCGTCATCCGCAAGCCCTACGCCTTCGAGCCCTGGAACACCCAGCAGGGCCGCGACCGCATGGCGGCGATCGCCGAAACGGATCCGCGCTACATCGCGGCGGGCAGGGCCCTCGACGCCGCCTATGCCGGCGAGGACCCGACCGAGGGGGCAACCCATTTCGTGGCCCCGAAGGCCCAGGCCGCCCTCGGGCGCGCGATGCCGGCCTGGGCGAAGGGCGAGAGCACCACGATCGGTGA